CGAGTTCCGGGTTCCCGGACTCCCCCGAGTACTCGTCTCTCAGCGCGGGGTACGCCGGGTCGTTGAACAAATCCTGAAGCTGAATGTCTCGAATTTCCATGACAGAAAGTCTCCTCCCTCACTGCCGGTTCAAGTATTCGAACGGGTCGTAGGTCCTTCGGGCTTTGGTGTAGCTCTCCACCCGGGCGCCTTTATCGCCCTCGTACTCGTTCACCCGATAAGCGAACGTAATCGCCAGGGCGTCGGCGCTGTCCGGCGAGTGCAGCCCGCGCTTCTTCATATCCGCCTTGCTTTCAAGCTTCTTACGGCCGCGGATATCAAAGGTATAAGTTGGCGACGTCAGATCTTCTTTCAGCTCGTCGTCTGCCGGAAGGCAGCCGCCATCCTTCAGCCACTCCACCATCCGCCCCCACATCTCCTCACGCTTCGCCGGGTACCGATCCGGATCATCCACGCGCTGAGAGAAATTAACGCCTCGAACCGGAAAGCCGTCATTTCGGAGCACATCTACAGGCCCGCCGCCAACGCCGCCTTCGTCCACGAAAACATGAACCTTACGGAGCCCCAGACGATTAAGCCGCCTCACCTCTTCTTTCACGTGCCCGACAACCTGGATTGTGTCGAGCCCGTTGTAGCGGACGAATCGGGTGGCGTCTTTCCCAATGCGGGTACAGATCACCGTGTCGTCATCCCCAAAGCGCGCCACGTCAACTCCAACAACTGCGCACGTCGCGCTGTTTGTCGGCGGCTCGCCTCGAGCCATCGCGGCGTCTACAAGCGCGCTGTCGCACCACTGATCCGCCGCGATCGTCGGGAACTCTCCCCGAACACGGACGCGGAAGAAATTTGAATCCTCTCCGTACTCATTCTTCCACTCCTCAATCTGCCGCTTATTCGTAATAGCGACCGTCCGGCTGTCGATCTTCCGAAGATTCCAGAAGCGGCTCTGACGGTGGAAACAATTGAAAAACCGGCCTGAGTTACGGGTCGGGTTGCCGAAGAGAAACATCATCGGCTCACCGTCCGTCAGACCGCCTTCAGCCACTTCAAAGATCGCGTCCGGGACGCCCGAGGCTTCGTCGAACACGTAGAACGGCGTCGAACTTGCCGCATGCTGGCCGGCGAAGGCTTCAGCGTTCTCCTCCTTACAGGTGATCGCGTCCACGCGCCAGCTTTCTGGCGACTCCTTCGCCCGGATCGATGTCGCCTGGATATCGAACAGGTCGGCCACGATCGACTTCTTCATCCACTTCTGGATTTCAGCCCACGTTTTCGTCTCAAGCTGATTCGCGGTCGTCGCCGTAACAATGCCTTTGCAATTCGGGCGTGTCGCCATAACCCAACAGACAAGCCACGCTGTCAAAGCCGATTTCGTAATGCTCCACCGTCGCCGGTGGTACTGACTATCTCTTAACGGCTTTCGCCGCGAATCCCATTTCGAACCGTGGTTAATCTCGGTTCTACTTCCCTTCCGGGGAATAGTCGATACAGGTTCCCAAAAACGGGCTTCCCACGGGATTACCTCAGAGAGGCTTCCCCGTTAGCACAGATATATTCCGTACCCCGCGGAACCGCCGCGGAAAAGGATTCAGTAGGCTCATCATCATTTATCCGAACCTATACCGTGTCCTGAGGACACTGCGTATTTCAACGGCGGTACCGCATGCCGCCCATCGAATGCGTTCTTGCGGACTTCAGCACCGATATCATCAAGGAGCTGGCACGCCCACTTGTCCGGCCCATACCGGCAGCCGGGATAGCGGCTTCGCCACGGCTCCTGGAGCTCTACGAGCTTCGTGTCCGGCTGCTCACCCCACGGGAAGGCGAAAAGGACAAAGCGCAGAGGATCCGCGAAACAGGCCGCCAGCTCACCCGCCAGCGTTAAATTAGCGTCCATTTACGCCTCCTGATAACTTCCGCGGTACTGGTCGACGGCTTCGGCGTCCATCACGAGGAACTGCGCGAGGCGCTCGCCTTTCGGAAAACAGAACCAGACACCGTCCGCAATCGTCATACCGGATACCATTGAGCCGCGGTAGCCCGAGTCGTAAAGGCTCGAGTGGATGAGTACGCCGTTACGCATCAGCGTTGAACGCGGCACCGCGATCCCCGCTTCCTGCGGCCCCATCACCACTCGCTGCGCAAACTCAATAGCGTAATAGCCGGGCCCCAGATCCCAATAAAGCTTTTCTGAATCGTCGTAGATTTTCTCAGGCGGAATCTCTATCCGCTTAAGCGGCTTCTTCGTGTCGCCATCAAGTCCAAGCGTCCCCGGCTTTAAGCGATAAACACGGTCAACCCGCAGATCTACAGCGTTCGGCTGCCTCATGCCAGCGTCAAACGGATAAACCGAGGTCTTCGTACTAAGATTTACAATGTGCTTCAGCATTTTTTCTGCTCCTTTTACTCAATAAAATCATCATCCGAATCGCTCTGGGACAAAGCGTCTTCCGCCAGCGAGATGCCTACGTAGGCTCTTACGCTTCGCCATGAGTTGTTAATCTGCTTTTTCACTGTTGCCCCGTAGACTTCTCTTTTCATCAGCCGCTGAGTCAGTGCGGTTTTCGTTTTGATCGCGTGCTCGTAGCCGTTAGCCCTCGCGAACTGAACCCAAGCGTTCCAAAGGCTCGCGGTGTCGCAGGACTGATCAGCGCCAAGGACGCAGCGCTCGCTGATAAATTCCCCCAGAACATCCATAGCGCTTCGCGTTTCCGCCATCTTGGACTTCACGACGGCCGGGTACGCGAGCCCTACGCGGCGATATTCCTTCACACCTTCGAGCATCCAATTCAGAATCCCCGGGTACTCTTTCCGCAGCTTCTCCGCCCGGCGCGTGTCTTTCTTTACCCCAGGATCCTTATCAAAATTGCGGTTGAATGGAACAACGGCAATCCGTCGATGGATACCCTCGTCGTCCCCTGTGATCAACGGCATGTAATTCGTCACCATGACCACCACCCACGAGGGCTTCACGCTCTCCGGGCGGCTCTTGTAGAGCCCCCGCGCCGTCACCTCGTCGCGCGACACCATGCGCTTCACGGTCGCTTCTTTAAGCCTCGCGTTCTCGTCCGTCTCCGGAAGCACGACGAACCGCTTACCAAACACCGCAAGCAGATCCGCCCGGGCGCCGCCCGCGCCCCCAGCACCGCCTCCGGTTGTCGTGAAGGTCTCCGCTTCCACTGTACAGGCGCTCTGCCCCAGGATCTCCCGGATTGCGTTCACGATCGTGGACTTCCCGTTGCAGCCGTTGCCCGTGAAAACGAACATCACCTCTTCGACTGGTTCCCCAAGCATCGCGTACCCCGCGATCCTCTGCAGGAAAGCCGCCATCTCGGTGTCGCCGTTAAACGCTTCGCTTACGGTCTGCTCCCAAAGCGGGCATCGGGCTGATGGGTTGAAGGCAACGGAACTTGCTTCCATCGTGTGGCGGGACACCGCGGGCGACAACAGGGCTCCTGTCTCAAGATCGATATCACCGTTCGCGACGCCAAAGTACCGCGGCTTTGACTCGCGCCGCAGATCGCCTACGCTCATCCCCTCCCAGGTGCGAAGGAGTTTTACGGTTGAGCTCAGCGTGAAATAATTCTGTGACGTCTGGTAGAACCTGTAGAACCGCTTCCGCTCTGAACTGTCAGGCTCCGTCGCCTGCAGCTCTTTGTAGAGCAGATCCTGAAGCACGGGCCACATGGCGGACTCCACAAAGACCTGATCCACCGCAGACCAGTGAACGCCGTTAAAACAGAACCAATTTTCGGACCCCCGGTCATAAATCAGCCCCGGACGGTAATAATTCGCCGCACGGGCCGCTATCCCCTTCCCGTTCAGCTCAAGCGCCGCGTCACAGTGCCGGCTGTTGAAGCGGGCGATTATCGTCCGCATCGTCACGCGACGCCGCCCGGCGCCCGACCCGAACCGCTCCCAGCGATACTGAAGATCGGAGAAGCCCTTGTAATTCGCCGCCCGCGAGCTCCACTCGTCCCACAGCGTCAGTGCTTCCACTGAACCGCCGAACTCAAAGTGAAGCGCCATGCCAACCTCGAGCCAGGCGTCGTAGTCCGCGGGATCCGTGTCCGCGATATAGCGCTTCGCTTCCTCTACCGTGAGCCCTACCGGGCGCTGGGTCGGCGAAAGCAGCGCGTCAATCTCTGCGTCCGCCTCCGGAAGCGACAGCGCCTCTTTATAGGTCTCCGCTTTCCACCCGCGGCGCTCTGCGCATTCCACGAACTTATCCCTCACCGCTTTGAGAAACTCGCCATCGACCAGCGGGAGCGCCCCCGGCGCCGTCTCTTCCAGACCAAACCCAAGAGCGCTATCCCAGCTGTACGGCTTCCCCGTCCCGGGATGGATGGCGTAGGCTACGAACTGCTGCCCTCGCCCGAGGATCTCAAGCCTCGCCTTGCTGTCGCCTTTCCGAAAAAACGCGGTCGCCTGCTTATGAAGCCCCGCCTCCGCCCGGACCGGGATCAGAAATTTCGGCGCCCTGCCAACGCGCCGCAGCACCTCGCCCCGCGGGTACAGCTGGTCCTCGGCCCACCGTGCAAGCTCGTCCGCCATCTCCTCATCCTCGATATCAAAGTCGAGGCCGTAGACCGCGGTGTCCCCATCGCCTGCGACGCCGCAGAGGATCCCGACGCCGGCGCCCACTTCCGTAAAAGACCGACAGGCGTCAGATGAAAGCGGATGTTTTTCCCAGCCGTTGCCGATTGGCCGCTTTGTCCCCGGCGTGATCGCGCAGATCGGATAGCCCAAAGCGGCAAGTGCCGCGCCCTGCTCTCGGATGAATGAGCCCATGTCACTCTCCCGAGAGCCGGCGGAATTTCTCATCCGCTTCTTCAATCGCCGCGGCGCGCTGCGCCGCCTGCTCAGCCAGATCCGCGTAAGCTTTGAGCAGCTTCTCCTGCGTACCAGGCGATGCCTTCTTCGTGCGGCCCGTGGCGAGGAAAGAGATAGTCAGCGCGCTCAGCCCCGCGACCGCGGCGATGCGCTTATATGTGTACCCCATTGCCGACATGCGCCGGATTAAAGTTTCTGCACTTATCATGTAATAGCCCCATATTCGCTTTGGTTTCAATTTAAGTTCAATTTAAAGCCTAATATTAAGACGATAAAGACAAAGCCTCTTTAGAGGAAAACCCTAAAGAGGCTTTTTGACGGCGGAGACAACAAGGATAAAGAACGAGGATGAAAGGGCGCGTGTGGCTATCATCGAAAGGCTATGGCGATCATCTGCGTCAGAAGCATTACCGATTACAATGAGGCACGTATACTTTTCGAGGAAATGTAGAAATGACGCAAAAAGACGTATTTTTGAGAGCCTTCAAAATCTCGACAGCTAATCCGGGTAAAAATGTCGATCTCGTTTCTCGCCTCGCACAGGCGCTTAACAACTCCAATTCAGCAAATGACCGCCGACTCAGTCTGAATACGAACAGCGAGAAAGAAGATTTACTCTCGAGCTTCAAAATTGAAAAGCAGAAAATTTACTGTACGATGATCCGAGCCAACATTGGTAACGAAGTAAGACCCATCGCAGAAGACCTTCTTAAGCAAAAAACTTTCCAGCTATCCCAACTCTCAAAAAACGAATTAGACGGAACTCAATCCATCCTGGATTTCAGCTACTATCTCGCTATCTACGACAATCTGCTTATTACCAATCTCCCGCGCCCTCACACGATTTCCTCAACCCAAACCTATTTGAATTGGTTCGTGTCCAGCTCTGAATATGAAATATCACCACTAGTCAAAAAAGACATCTCAGTACAGCTATCAAACATTGATAGCATCGTATTTAAAGATAGCTATTTCCATGGCTTACCTGAGGGAAAAGATACAGAGCCATCCGAAACCGTCCAAAAATCATTCCTGATATCCCAACTTGAAAAGCTCTTTGTTGACGCCAGCTCTTTCGAAGAAATTGACGTCAATCAACTTGTGTCTGCTAAGTTGGTCTTACAGTTCAAAAAGAAAAAGATTGAAGAGTCCTCAGACCGTCAGCGAGTTTACGGCGCGATGCTTAAGCCAATAGCTGATTTAGAGAACATTACTGTCAGGACCCGGGATAAGAAGAGAATAGTGAAGGGCTCCGGTCTTCAGGCCTCCACTTCCGTTAAAATCGGGGTTATTGAGAATGGTTTATTGGAGGAGCCCAGCCTCTATCTGGCGATGGATAAGTTCAAAGCTTCCCTAGACAAAGAAAATGACTATTAACTGGCCCAGAATCATTAGCTTTTTAGCGATATCGATTGCCCTCTCTGCGGTGGTCCCCGTAGTACATTTCAGTGATTCTCTGCTGGGGGCGATCTACACCGTTACGAGCATCGTTTTCTCCATAGGCATGAGCATGGTCTACGGGGTTGATCTTGGACGGTTAAAGAATCGCGACTATTACGTGTCGACAAAACGGATGCTGCTTAGAGTACGGGATACGTCCATGTTTTTGTTTTTTATGGACTCCGTGTTTTTTATTTTCGCTATGTTCCTCGATGCGCCGATTTTCGTTCGCATTCTTTCCGTCGGCTTCAGCTTTTCCTTCACGCTGTCCTTCGTCTTTCTAAACGCTATCTCACTGTTCTATTTCGTTATTAATTTCAAATACCTTCAGAACATCAATTACGAAATCGACGAGCGAAGCACCGAAGAGCGGTAATAAAAAAGCTCCCTTTGCCGTAAGCAAAGCGAGCTTAGCCAAACAAACGCCGAGTGGTCCTTTGTCACTCCCCCCCTGAGGGCCAACGCTTCCAAAGCGTCCGCCGCGATCCAGTAGCAATCCGCCAGATACTCCGCGGCCCTTGGATTCCCCCACTCCTTATCTGCCTCCTCAAGGAACGTGCCGATAGCTTCCCAGCTTGTGAGGAACGAGAGTGGATTCAATTCAGAAAATCCATCAGCCGCCCGCGGGCGGCCATCCTCAGGACAGCCAGTCGTCATCGCTCTCCTCCATGGGGAGAGGTGTGATCGCGGGCGCCTGGGCGGTCTGGGGTGTCTCAGGAAGCACAAGCGGCGCCGCGGACGCTGGTACTGCCAGACGGCTGACCGCACGCTCCAAAGCGCTTTGAGGCACCGCGCCGGACGCTCTGACAGGCTCCGCGTCAATTACATCATCGGGCTCGGATCCTGACCGCGCGACACGGCTCTTCGCCGCCGCGATAGCAGAAGCGAACGTGACATTCACGTCTGTCGTTGAGTGCGAACCAAAACGCTTGGGGAATCGAATTTTCAGAAGCTCAAGCCCCGCCTGAACCGAAAGCTTTCTCGCGAACACTGCGTCCGCTGTTTTCTCTATCACCCGACGCTTGCCGTCGGAATCCGTAATGACCGTGGTCTCGGTCTGATAATCCGGTGTCACCGCGATTCGCGCCAGAGCGTCCAGGATAACTTCCGCCCCGTCCTCTTTCGCTTTCTGATACCGCTCCTCGTCCCTCATGAGCCAGCGGGTGACGGTGCTGTTCGGAAGCCCGACCGCTTCCGCGTACCCTGTCGTTGTGCCCCCACAGGCGAGCCAGTTGTAGGCTTCGTCCAGCACTTCGGGCGACATCGCGTCTCTCGGCGTCAGCGCGGGAAGCGCTGCGGTCACTTCGCGAAGCGCTACGGAAAGAACGGCTTTGTAGCCGCCATTCCCCTTGTAAGTCCTCTGCGCTTTCGGTGGTTTCTTCCCACCCCAGGGGCCCGGACCCGGCCCCATTTTGACGGGCTTCTCATTGGACGGACGAGGGGCCTTGCGCCCCTTCCTCTCTTTCGCCTCAGCGGTGTCCCGTCCTGCCCTCGTCATAAATCCTCGCCGCCGTCTGACAGCGACGGCGCCCGTTCACAAATGCCCCCAGCGTTGAGCGGGGAATCCGGAGAAGACCCGCGACCTTCTTCCGCGATACCCCGGCTTCCACCAGGGAGTGGGCTTCGTCGACCGTGACGTCCGAATACCGGGAACGCGGGTGGCTCTCACCAATCCGCCTGCCGTTTTCGTTCACGCTCACTGCCATCGCTCTTCGCCCTCAAATCCCGGCTGAGCCCCGGGTGCCCCGCCCTTGTTCCACCAACCGGTATGCGGTTCCCAGGTCCCAGCCTGAAACTGGTGCCGGGCCAGGTACCCACCAGCGTTTCATTGCCTGCATCCCGGTACCCGCCCGACGTAAAACTTTCCGTCCTTCGTGCCCCAGTCCTGCGCATGACCCGGGCGCTCTGCGGAAGCGACACGGCTCGCGAATCCGTTTCACCCCTGCATGCCGGCATTATGCGGCAACGATCGGAGAATGTCAAGCGTAGAGCTTTGACTTTAAACGACTAATCGAGTTTATATTGACTTTAAAACAGGTTTATATCAGGTTTATACCAGCTGGGGACGGTTTGAAAATTGCACTCCCCGTTCACGCCACCACCCCCACGCGCAACGGCCGGCGTTGGGGGCCCCGGGGCCCCCGGCGGGGAAAACAAAACCGCTTTTTTCTCAAAGCTGAATGAACGTTCATTCGTAATTCCCCCAGAAAAGCCACCACCAGGCACAGCCGTGAGGGTTAACCAGAACAAAAACGACGACCCGGCGGGGTTGATGATCGGAATTTCTGATGAGTGAAATTTAAATTTGATTAATTAATCGATTGATTATTTTGATATTTCTCATTTGTAACAATTTTCTTATTCAACATAAGTCCCGTTATGTTGAATTGCAGCGCCTTCCAGACGCTCGGCACGGCCTCTCAAGGCCCGCCCCTGTGGGGAAAGAGCTGCGAAGCCCGCCGGCGCTGGGCTCGAGCCGTGCCGCAGGTCACCAGAAAGAGGCCGGCCGGGGCTTCGACAGCGGGCGCGGTGATCCTCCACGGCTTTCAGCGCCGCTCAGGATCCTGAAGCGCAGATTTTCCGCGTTTCGGCCCTTTTACACACTTCTACACTTTTTAGCCCTTTTTCTACCTTTTTATATATAAATTTTTCCTTACGCGAAGATAGGAAAACAGCCCTAAAAGTGTAGAAAAAAAGTTTTTGCCCTTTTTTCTAAAAGTAGTGTCCCCTTTCCGCTCGAAACGCAGATTTTTTGCTGTTAAGAATCGTTCTCATCGGCAGATTTTTTGCGTTTCGGGCTAGACTTCGATTGAGCGAAGCGCAGATTTTCCGCGCTTCCTCTTCCTGGTACAAAGACCGCGCCGGACTGGCGAAAGGCGGAAAAGGAGACTACGAGCATGAGGACTATAGATATAAGGCAGAAAGAAAGAGCGGAGAGAGTAGCGGCGCTTTTAGCAAAAAGCGGCTTGAAGCAAAAAGAAGTATCAGAAAGCCTAGGCGCGGCGCGGGGAGCCGTTTCCCGTTGGTTTTCCGGCGATGGCGCTCCGACCGGCGCCCGTTTAGAGGCCCTGGCCTCTTTGCTTGGCGTCTCAGCGGATTACATCCGCACCGGTAAAGATGACGGCGCCGCCCTCGCCTCCGCCTCTGATCGCTCTTCCCTCGCGGTCAGGTCTTTAAACTCTGGCGGCCGGGAAGCAGCTCTGAAAGCGCTGACGGTCAGCGCTCCCCTTCTCGCCCTGCTCGGTATCCCAGACGGCGCAGCGGTCCCCTATATGGTAGATAGTGACGCTATGGCGCCGGCGATCCCGGCGGACGCTATCGCCCTGGTGGATACCTCAGCCGATGCCCCGGCCTCCCGGGGCGCTTTCAGTGAAGGCATATATCTAATAGAGAATGCGGAAGGCGCCCGGCGCCTGGCTCGCCTCATTTACACGCCTGCTGGCGCTGTTTTTATCTCGGATAATCCTATCTATCAGCGGGATCCCGTGCCGGTCGATAAGACGACGATCCGGGGCCGCGTTAAAGCGCTTATCCGGGTAGAGATCATCTAGCTCGCCGATTATTTTATCTTTCTTCTTTGTGAAGCCGCTCAAATGAGCGGCTTTTTTTAGGGCATTATTTCAATATAAAGATCAAAGTTTGATAATAATCAATTTTGAATTAATCTTTATTTTGAATTCATATAATTTAAAGCTAAAATAAGTTCAACAGAAAGAGCCGTGGGGGCTCTTCAGTAAAGGAGAAATAAAAAATGACTACGATTTGCGAAATTCTCGCTTCTACCACTCGCCCGGACGGTAAGCCCGTCGCCGTCCTTCGTGATGCCTCTATTGATATAGACGCTGAACTATCTGATACGGATACGCAGCTTCTGCGCGAGATGCTGGGTGTCATTAAGAGCGCTATCGCCGCTACCTGGGAGGGCGATGAGGGCGCCGACGAGGCATCTGATCAGTTCTCAGAAAAAAATGGCTGGTCTTCCGATTGGGATCCGTGTGACTTTTCCGTTTATAGGAAAGTCGGCGACCCGGACCGCTGCTATATCGAATCTATTGAAGGCTTTGGCGGCCCCAACTTTGAGGCTGTGTACTCCACCGAGTGGCCGACGGAGCACGCTGAGGTTCGTGGCCGCTGGGGCAGCACCAGTATCAAGATTGAAGAATACGGTGAAGAGCTCTCTGACCGGCTCTTCGAGCGGGCAGAAAGCGAATACTCGGCGGAATACTGAGAGAGGGAGGCGGCTTATGTCTGCGTTTTACTACGACCTATATATGAGCTCACGCCCTTTCGGCGTGGCTCATGAGCGAATTGAGAAAGAAAGCCCGCTGACTCCTGAAGACGTCAGCGCCTTCGCTCGGCGCAGCGTTCCGGCGGGCAACATCCGCGGATGCCGTGCGCATTGCCGGTTGCTCAGCGGTGAAAGTCTTTACTTTTTCCCGCTTGGGTACACGAACCGCCCCGAGTGGGGTACCGACGCGCCGGAAGTACTTGAAGTCTTCTGCCGTCCGGTAAACGAGCCTGAGGAGGTCTGATCATGGACGATACAATTTTTACCCTCGTCACTCTGATTACCCGCGAGCGGCTTTATAAAGCGGATAAGGAAGACGATCTGACGCCGGCCGAGTTTGGCGCCGTGTCTATCCGGATCGTCAGCCAGATCCTGCGGGATCGCTCAATCGTGCCGG